GCCGATCCTGCTCGATGCGTCGGCCGCGCCCCACTTGACCGAGTTCTCCGCAGAATTATAGCCGTCGGCCGTGCGCGCCTTGGCGTCAGCAAGCCGCCCCGACGAAAGCGTGTAGCCGGTCGCATAGTTGTTGTTCGAGACGTTGAACCCGTCCTTTGCCGAGGCATCGAACTGCGCCTTGCCATCGTCAAGGCGGCCCTTGGCGTTCGAGCCGGTGAAGCCGCCGATGAGGTCGTTCAAAAAGCCGGTCATGGTTACCCCTTAGCCGCACTCATAGATGCATGCGATTTGCTTGACTTCTGTTGGACTTGAAAACGTCACGGCCTCACGCGCGCGCGCAACCGTATGCGAGCGCTTGATGTCGTCGTCCTGGCGCATGCCCTTGCCGGGCGTGGAACTTGTCACGATGAAGTCGCCGAGGGCGATGTCGCCGTTCTCGCCGCAGACGTTGATCGCGCCTTCGCCGAGGGCGTTGACCACCGCGACATCCCAGACCGGCACCACATCTTCCCAATCGGGCGTCGGAATGCGGCCGTCGATGGTAAAGGCGGCGGGCGGCTCAGCCAGGCTCGGCGTGTAGCGCGTCTCGAACACGCCGATCGCGCCGCGCTGGTTTGGCGCGTTCGGCATCACACAGACGGCCATACAGTCGGAAATCTTCCGCGCCATCACGGGGCCGTCGATCATGATATCGCCCGGTACCGGGAAGACGTCGCGCGCGATCAGCGCGTCATGCGAACCCGTGAACGGGCCATAGCCGCCCGACAGAGAGTAGAACGCCTTTCCGCCGAGGCCGGTGGAGCGGCCGATCTGGCCTTGCCCACCGCCGGTGCCCGTATTGGCCGCGTTGATGGCGGCCGCGTTCGCCGTGGTCGTTGTGACGGCCTGCAGCGCGTAGCCGCCCACGGACTGGAAATAGGCAGCACCGCCACCCGTCGACAGGTCGCCGCCGGTGGTCGAGGTGTTCTGCCCGTAGGCCGGGTAAAGGGCGCTGTTGGTCGAGTAGACTTCAAGCGAGCCTGATGCGTTCGTCGCGCCTGCGCGCACCACGACGTTGCCGCTCGAATAAACGACCATGTCGTTCGTCGTGTCCGTAATCTGGACGCGCGTCGAGCCGGTGTTCGTCTTCATCGTGCCGAACGTGCCATCAAGAACGGTGGCATTGGTCACGTTCAGCTTGTCGGTTGTGATCGACCCTGCCGCGATCTTGGCCGCCGTGATGGCATTCGCCGCGATGTTGTAGGCCTGAATGGTGCCGTCGATAATGATCTGATCGGCGCGGATGCCGACGGTCGAGATGCCATTGACCGGGCCGACCGTGAAAGCTGTATTCCCGACCGTGTCGTCGCTCGAGTAGACGTAAAAATTGGTGGCCAGAATACTGAACGTGCTGGTCGAAGTCGTGCCGGCGAAATCGATAATGCCGACAACGCGGTTGTTCACGTTAAGGCGCAGGCCCCACTTCGCCGAAAGGCCGTCGATGACTTCCGTGATCGTTTCGACGCTGGTCGCGGCGACCTTGGCCGTCTCGAGCAGGCGCTTGACGAAAGGATACCAGCTATCCGTCCAGCGACGCGACTTGTCGATCGCCGGCTCGTCTTGCGGCGGCAGAACGGGGGCGTTGGCCATGTCGAATTACCCGCGCAGCACCTGAAAGTCGACCTTGCCGCCCAGCACGCCCTTGGGCTTGCTGTTGCGGCTTGAGGCCTGCACCACGTCGAGGAACACCTTGAAGAAACGGACGGGGTTCGGATAGGCGTGCACCGCCGGCGGCTGCACGAACATCGACACGCCGGTGCCGTCTTCCATGAGCGCGTTCGTGATCTCGATTTGGAACACCTTGCCGTCTTCTCGGGACTGGCCCAGCCGCAGCCACTTGAACCGCTGCATGCTGGCCGTGCTCTGCCCAATCGTCTTGGACCGCTCGGCGCGCCATGTAGTGCCGTTGTCGTTCGAATGGCGCAGCGTCACGACGCTGTCGGCAGCCGCGTTATAGAGGCTCGACTGCGAGGAATAGACCTTGGCTAAGGCGTAGTCGCCGAGCAGCATGTAGTCGCCGAACGAGGTCGCGCAGGAGATGCGGCGGAAGTTCAGCCCCGACGACTTTTCCTCATGCCACAACCCTTTTTTGAGGTTGTAGGCCAGCGTGTAGTTCACGAGATCCGTCACCACGTAAAACCAGACGTCTTGCTCCTTGCGCACGTACGCGCGAATGGTGGAGCGCGAGCCGGCCTGAATGGTGCGGTCGACGAACGGGTCGGAAATCGGCGTCGTGCCGTAGCCGTTCAGCAGACAGACGCCGGCATAGCCGCCGCCGTTGCTCTCGGCTTGGATGAAGGCGATGGTGTCGCGCCCCTCGCCACCGCTGGCCGGGATCTGCGCGGCCGATCCTGGCGCCCACAGACCGAAGTTTGCCCCCGTCTGCCGCTCGAATGTGAAGTCGGCCGCGCCCGTGTCGTCATAGAACTCGGTGGAGCGTTCACCGAACAGCACGAGGCCGTTGCCGCGGCGGAAGGGGCGCACCAGATTGTCGGGGGCGTAGTTCGCCTCGGCGACTTTCAGCGGGTCGATGGTGCGAGCTTCATCGAGCCCGGTATAGAAAAACTCGCCGTTGTCGAACGTCAGGACGAAGTAGCCGTTTACAAACACAAGACTTTGCAGCGTGCCCGACGCGAGTTCAGCGATAGTACCAGAATACTCCACCAGAACGTCATTCTCGACCACATAATAGTGCCCGTCCGAGGTTGCGATGCCGATCTGCTGCGTCGCCTTGCGGTTGATATCCATCGTCACCAGACCGGACGCTGAAACGGTCGATGCCGTGGCGACAGTGTGCGTGCCCGATTGCGTGCCGGAGGTGTTCACGGCCGTGCCGTTGATGCCGGCCGCCGCCGAGATGGTGAAGGTGTTCGTCGCAAGGCTGGTCGAGCGCACGTAGTAGGTCGTGCCCGCCGTGATGCCGGTGGGTAGTGCGCCCGTGGTCGAGAACACGATGGCCGCGCCCTCGCGCAAGCCGTGCGCCGCCATGGTGACAACGCCAGGACTTGCAACCGTGATGGTTGCAGTCTGCGACTTGCCGCTGATGACGGTTGCAGTGCCACCGGCCGTGCCGATCTTCAGCACCTTGGTGCCGGACACCGCGTAGGCGAAGGACGACGACGCTGCAAGGATCGCGCGCATCGCGCCGGTGCCGCTCGCCGCCGAGGTTGCAAACGACGTGAACCCGTCGATCGCAAACAGCGGGTATTGTGCCTTGCCTTCGGGCCCAGCGTCTTCCATGCGGCAGTTGATGAGCCGCGCAACACCCGCCGCTGCGTCGCGGCCGGGGTTCGATTGGACGCCAAGGGTCAGCGGTGCCGACTGCATCAGAAGTATTCAGCCCGAACGGGCAAGCCGCTGCGGCGTACGGCGACGTGCCGGCGTAGCTTCTTGAGAATAAGCATCTCGTTTGCCTCTTTCTCCGTCACCTTCATCGGCTCGCCGAACTCGCCCTGCACGTCGTTCTGCATCAATTGCGACAGGATGCCGAAAATCTCCTGCGGGATGTCGTCGACGTCCCAATAGGTGAGTTCCAAGCCGATGCCGGAAAGCTCGGCGTACTTGTCCTCGTACTGGTCGATGACATAGGCGACGTCGTCGTCGGCTTCGGTGAGGTCTTCCGTGGCGTCGATGGCGTTGAGGCCGCGCAGCACGTGAATTGCGAGCTCAAGCTTGGTTTTCGTCGCCATGGATGGTGCCTTTCGGGATTACTCGGCTGCGATCGGCAGGCGCGCGCGGTCGGAGACGTCGAGCAGCTTCAGGGCCTCCGACGTGACGTTGAGATTTATGACGTTGCCCTGACGCTCAGACGCCTCGACGCGGCGTTGATGCCGGTCTGCCGCCTCGGCGATGAGCTTGTCGGCTTGGTCTGCCGGAAGTTTACGCACCAAGCTGTCGTAAACCACTTGGACGATGCGCTGCGCGTGGCGCTCCACCTTTACGGCGTGTGCAAGTTGGTCGCGGATGAAGAGATCGACCACTAGTGCGTGGTCTTCCTCCGGCACATGCGAAGCCAACTGCTCGCGCGTCAGCGCCGGGTTGCGGAACTGCTGCAAATGCGCCGGCCACTCAGACGGCAGCCGCGCAATGATGTCCTCGTAATTGTCGATGTTCAGCTGGTAGTGCATAAACTCATGTTCACGGCCAACGATGGCGTCGCAAATTGCATCGAGATATTGCCTGCTCGTGCGCGTCGGGAAAGCAATGCTGCTCATTGGGTCCTCATGTTAAGCGAATGCCACGCCGTTACCTTGTCCGGCTGGTAGCGTACCAGGGTTCGCGTATTTGCTGCCGAACCCAGACGACCACGGATAGGCTGTGACGAACGGCGTTGAGCCATCGGACACAGCAATATCGTTGGTCGTGAAAGCTACGCTTAGACCGCTACCTGCAGGAACGGTGGCAGGATCTGCATATTTGCTGCCGAAACCAGACGACCACGGGTAGGAAAAGATATTTGTTGTGCCGTCGCTAGATCCAATTGCGATGTCGCTGCCCGTTAAGGAGAATGCCACTTTGTTACCCTGCGCAGTCGGTAGCGATGCCGGGTCGGCGTATTTGCTGCCGAAACCAGATGACCACGGATAGGCTGTGACGAACGGCGTCGTGGAATGCGATATCGCGATGTCCGCACCAGACGGGGAGTAGGCAACACCTCGCCCTGTCGATGCCGGCAGCGTACCAGGATTGGTGTATTTACTGCCAAACCCTGAGGAAAAAGGATAGGATGAAACAAACGGCGTCGTGATGTGAACAATGGCAATGGCCGCACCAGATGGTGAGAACGCGACGCTATTGCCGGTTCCTGTCGGGAGCGTGCCCGGATCTGAGTACTTACTGCCAAAGCCAGCAGCCCATGGGTACGCGGACACAAACGGCGTTGTGGCGTGCGCGACAGCAATATTGGTTCCGGCCGCTGAGAATGCTACGGCGTTTCCCGTGCTTGCTGGCAAAGTTCCTGGGTTCGAATACTTGCTTCCGAAGCCAGCAGACCATGCGTACGTGCTTATGAATGGCGTTGTGGCATGCGCGACGGCGATGTCTCCGCCTGAAGAAGTAAACGCCACGCCAGTCCCTGTACTAGCGGGGAGAGTGCCAGGGTCAGCATATTTCGTTCCGTACCCCGACGACCACGGGTAAGTGGTGATAAACGGCGTCGTGTTGTGCCCAACTGCGACGTAGTTGCCGCCAGACCCACCCGCCGCCGCCCCGCTCCCACCAAACCCTGTCAATTGCGTCGCGATCAGCATGGCCGCGTTACTCCGGCCAATGCGCGTCAGCCGCGAAATCATCCGGCATGCTGGCTTCGAGCACGTTGGATGCCGCGCGGATACATTTTATACGCGCCAACGCCGCGCTCAGCGCGTCCGCTTCTGCCTGCTCCTGTGCGTCCCACGCGCGCGCCATCTTGATCTGCAGAAGCTCGACGCCGCGCGCCGTCATGTTGGCCTGCTTCCAATCAGGATAATCAGCGAGGATGCGCCGGCGGGCCTCGTCTTTGATCATGCCCCGAATTTCATCATCGGAGCGCCTCGTGGCGAAGTAGTCCGCCACAACCCGCGTCGGCTCAATCGTCTCGACGCGCTCAACCGTCTCGGTCTGCGGCACGCTTGGCCACCCGTCATCCACAAGGGGCAACCACAGGGCAGCCTTGTGCGTAGGAATGCTTTCGGGCGTCATCTCGCGGCGCTCGACGATGGCGCCGTTCTCGACGCGGCAATACTTGGCCATGTGTGCAGAGCCTCTTAGGCGTCGTTGACGTCGTTGGTCGTGATGTAGAGCGTCACGCCATGTAGACGTGCGTCGATAGCCATGGTGTCGGAGCCATCGGACGGCACGCGCTTGACCTGAAACATCACGTAATCTTCCGCCGCCGGTGAGCCGGCGATGGTGATTGCCGATGTGGCAGAGGTCACATAAACGTCGTTGGTCGTACCGCCAGTGTCGGCAACCTGTTGCGCCGTGCCGAATGCCACATCGCCCGCGTCGTCATCGGAGCATGCAACGCCTTCCAGCGCCCACACGACGCCGAAATTCGTCGTTGTCGAGGCGTGCGACCACGTGAAGGCCGCCGTGATCGTTCCCTCGTCCCATGACTTCGGCATGCGAATGGCGAATTGCGCGAATTCCTGCGTCGTCGTGTCGAAGTCGAGCGTACGGAACATGTTTTTGTTGGTCGACATTTCTGCCGTTCCAGAGGCCGCGCCGTTCGTAGTGCGTGCAACCATGGCCACAGCTGGCACGAAGATCGTCTCGATGCCTGCCAGCTTCACCGCTTTGCCTTCGACGGAAATCTTCCCAGCCGCAGAGCGCGCGATGGTGGTGTCCGAAGCGGCGCCAAGATCGATTGTGCCAGCCGTGAAGGCGTTGCTGGTGCCAATGGATAGGGGGCCGGTCAGTGTTCCGCCTGCGAGCGGGAGGTAGCCGCCGCTATTCGTCTGGTAGTTCGTGCCATCCGAAACGATCAGCGCCCCTTGGCCGGTCGTAAGAACCAGCGTCGAGCCGCCGTTGATGGTCGAGGTCGTCGGCGTGATGGTGACGGTGCCAGCGCCTTTGTTATGCACAAAGCACGACCAGCCAATCGAGAACGCCGTCGTCGCCTGCGGCAGCGTGACGGCAACCGACGACGCGTTCGAGAACGTCACCAATTTCCCGTTGTCGGCTGCGACTACGGTATAGGTCGTGCCCGTCTGTGCGTTGATGAGGTGGAAGTTATGCCGCGCGGCGATATCCGCGATGAAGACGTCTTTCGTGCCCGACGAGAAATTGACAGCCGCGTTTGCGTTGGACGACGCGAAGACGACCGTTCGGACGAACACATGCGACCCGGAGTAGGTGCCGAGCCCTTCTTCCCACTCGCTCGCGTCGCGGTTCTGGATAACGTAATAGAACGTGTCGCTGGTCGCACAGACATCATTGAGAGTGCGAAACGCAGTCGGCGGCGAGTTGGCGAGCGTGAAATCGCTCGTGCCCGTCGTCGCAGACGTATCGGCGACGCGCGCGGCGTGGATGTGAGCCATCGGTTACCCTTTACGTGTAGAGCGGATATGCCCAGGAGCGGACGTCATCGCGAGGGCTCGTCTGCACGACAAAGCGCCCGGCATCGATGGCAGTCACAAGCAGGTCGTCGTCGGTGGCGGTCCATTCGTAGCGCCAGACGCCAGGCTCATTGCCGACCGTGAAATCACAGGCGAACTTGCCGGTCGAAAGTTCCTGCATCCCAGCATCTACCCCGAGGGTATAGGTCGCGTATTCGATGTTGCAGGGGGTGAAGAGTGTGATGCTGACGACGTCGGGCGATATCAACGCGCCGTCGCTGTCGCGGTAGGTGTTCTTGAGCCGCAGGCTCATGCCCTGATACACAGGGCCTGGCGTCAGAGCCATTAAGCCGCCCTCCCGAAGATGCGCCGGCCGCCGCCGACCGAACCGCCCATACGCGCGCCGCCCGAGACGCTGCCAGACACCTGCCGACTGCCGCCACCCGGGTTGCCCCGGAACGTGCGGCGCAGGACGCGGACGCTGGTGCCCGTCGCCGTGTCATCGGCTTCCGTGATGCTGAAGCTGGCACCGATGGGAAGCGCAGTGAAGGCCGACAGCGTGTCGCTGGCTTCGGCGATGTTGGCCGCGCCCGACAGCGTGATGAAGCTCGTGGCCGTGAGAACGTCGTTCGCTTCGAGCAGCGGGCCAGCCGCCGCAAACGTCCACGTGCCGTCGATCGATGCGGCAGATATGGGCGCAGATGAAACGCCGCGCAGATTGAACTGGCGGCTTGTGCGGGCCGCGTTGGTCGCCGTCGCCGTGCTCGACAGCGTGTCAGCGGCTTCAGTAACCGACAGCGTACCCGACACCAGAACGCCGCCCGTGGCTGCGAACGTGTCGTTCGCTTCCGCAACCGACAGCGTGCCGAGGACGGCCACGCCAGAAGCCGCCGAAAGCGTATCGTCGCCTTCCGTGATTGCCGCAGCGCCCGACAGCGTGATGGTTGCAGCGCCCGACAAAGCGTCGGCGTCGTCGGTAATTGCAACCGTCGCGGCGAGCGTCAAGGTTGCAGTTGCTGCAACCGTGTCGGCATCATCCGTGACGCTCAGCGCGCCCGTGAGATCCGACAGAACGTAGCTAAACGTGCCGCCAGAGATTGCAACCGCCGAGATCGGCGCGCCCGAGATGCCGCCATAGGGCCTTATAAAGGCCGCGTCGCCCGAGATGGCCGCTACAGCTGCCAGCGCATCATCTTCCTCGACGATAATGGCAATGCCGGTGGCGTCAATGAACGTGCCGCCGCTGATCGGCGCGCCCGAGATCGCCGCGCCAGAGACGGAGGGGCGCAGATGATACTTAGCCATGCTGCATCCCCTCTCGTGTGTGGTGTTAGGCGTTTCCGCTCGTGATCGAGAACGATGTCACGGTGAACGACTGGCCGGAGGCGAAACTATCGTTGTCGACCGTCATGTCGCCGCCGCCGCCGGTGATGGTAACCGTGCCCTGCATGTGGCAGGTCGTGCCGGTGCTGTCGTGAATACGGAAGTGCGCCGCGGTGCCGGTGGCGTCCGCCGAGCTATCCTGCCACGTGCCCGACTTGCCCTTCACGCCGGACGAACTCGCCGCCATCCAATCAGAGGGCAGCGTCAGAGTGGCCAACACCGTGCCGCTGTTAGCCGTGGCGCAGGTCGCAGGCTTTGAGCCGGTGCGGATGGTCATGATCGGCGACGTGCCGATCGTGGTCTCGATGGCGTCGTTTTTCGCGTCGCGCACGGAAACGCTATATTGAATGCTGATGGCACTTACTCCTGTGCGAGCTTGTCGAGGTCGGCCTGCGTCAGGCCTTGCGCCTCAATCGCAGCGGTGAAGGCCTTGAGCCCGTCGTAGCGGGCCGTGGTCTCGCGGATGTAGGTCTGGCACGCCTTGATGGTGCGGACGCGCGCGGCAATCGACGCCGCCGCCTCGGTGGGCGCCAGGCGCAGGGTAGTCTCGGCCATGGGGCAGTCCTTTAGGTGAAGTTGGAACCGATGAGGGCGACGGTGAAAACCTCGGCACTAGCCGGCGTGTAGGCTGCGCGGGCTTCCAGCACGCCGTAAAGAGTCGTGCCCGTGGTCGTGAAGGGGATCGAGCCGCGGGCATTGTCCGGGGCGCCCATGCCGAAGCAGCAGTCGCTGGCGGCCGTCATCGCCGTGATGTCGATGTAGCCGAGATACCCCTTGTCGGTCGCTACGAGCACCGTGCCGAGTGCCGAGTTGTCGCCGGCGCTGGTGAACGTCGGTGCCGCGGTGAAGAGGTGTAGGCGAAACTGCGCATTCGTCGCCGTGGCGCCGGACTTCTGCAGGCGCGCCGCGCGGATGTCGCCGGTGCTGCCTGCTGCCTGCGGAAAGGCGAACTGCAGAGCAGCCACAGACCCGGCCGTGGTGCTATTGGCGACGAGGTCGCCGCTTGCGTACGCCGTGGTGTCGGCCGGCCGCGTGATCGTCGAGGTTGCCGGCTGGATCTTCAGAAATCCAGGGGACGTTGCTGCTGCCGATGCCATGGGTCGTTACTCCGCCGCAACCGCAGCTTTGACAATGCGCCGTCTGGGTGCGGTAGGAGCCGGCGCGGCGACAGATGCGACCACGTCAGCCGCAGGGAGGATGATTTTCGGTGCTACGTGCAGATCTCGGCCGTTGTCGCAGAGGACAAAGTGCGCGTTGCCGAGCAGCTTTTTGCAGATGCGCTCGTCCGTCACCTTCACAGCGACGTTGCGAGGAAAGACGATGCCGAATACGCGCGTTTCTCCCTTGTCGTCTCGGGCGTCGCGGGGGTTTCCGATGAACTTGAATTCCATAGACATAGTGCCCTCCTATGCAAAGGGCGGCACCCGAAGATGCCGCCCTGTATGCCGACATGTTTGCTTGTTAGCCGAGCGAGATGTAGTCAACCTTGACGACCATGGTGCCTGCAGCGAAGGTCGCCGCGGCAGCGGTGACTTTCACCTGGATCATGGTCTCGGCCGCGAAATAGACGGCGCCCGCAGGCAGGAAGAACGGGCGGAAGTTGCCAGCAGCGTAGACGCCGGTGACAGCCGTGCCGCTCATGACGCCGGAGTCGACGAGACCGGTCGCAGAGGCCGCACCAGACACCATGTTGGTGTAGATGGTGCCGTCTGCGACCGTCTGAGTGGCCGAGGCCGCGCCGTTGTCGGCCCAGCCCACATCGAGTTCGAGGGTCGGAGAACCATTCGAGTCCATGTCGGTGGTCTGAATGTAGCCGCCGACGACAAGGCACTTTGCGGGTACCTTGACCATTTGGATAACGTCGTTCGCGCTCGGCGCCGATGCAATCGACTTGTACCCGAACTGCGTGTGCTGAAGACCCGAAAGCGAATGCTTTGCGGGCTGTACCGCCGAAGCGGCCTGAAGTGAGGCAGTGGTAGCCATGTTCTGTGATCCTTGAAGAGATTTGCGCTAGGGGGAGAGGTCGGCGGGGCAGCCTAAGCGTGGGCCGCCGACCTCATTGACCGCTTAGTCAGCAGCCGCGGCGACGTAAGCCGTCACGAGGCCGTGGTCCTTCTTGGTCGTCGTATCCGTCGACCCGGTGCCGAAGCGCATCTTCGTGATTTCGTACCACTGCTTGATCGCAAGGCCGTACTTGCGGCCGTAGTCGAACTTGTCGTCGACAGTGGTCGGACGCATCGCCCAAGCCTTGCCGAGCGCCTGCGCGCCGAGCAGATAGACCGGGGAGACGTCGCACGAGCTGTTGCCAACGCCGGTGTAAACCGGGATGTCCTCAATCTCGTACACCGGGCAGTTGTCGACGATGAGGTCGGCGCCGGTAAAGATCGGGTTGTCCCAAGACTTTTCGCGGGGCGCCGCTTCACGCATCATCTGCATATACGTGGAATTGCTCCGCAGGTCGCGAATGGCTCGGGTGCCGGCAACCACGACGTAGGTGTGAACATCGCCGATCGATGAGCGTGCCGTGACCGGCTTCACCTTCGGGCTCGCCGACTTCGCCATGCGCTTCATCAGCGAGATGATGTCGGGCGACAGCTTGTCCGACGTGGTGTCGACGTTTCCGAGCGCGGTCGAGTGATCGTTGCTCGATGCGTTGGACGTCGCCGCACCAAACAGAACGCGGTCAGCGTTGTTCGTCAGCCATGTGTCCTTTTGCGACTCGGTAGCCAGCGCATAGGGCACGCCGTCGATGGAACCGAGTTCGCGAATGACGTTGTCGCGGTCGAGTTCCATGTTCCAGTCCATCAAGGTCTCTTTGTGAGCCTTGCGGAGGTCGATGGCGGTCAGCTGCTCCTGGAAAGCGGCCCAGCGTACAGCATGGCTGTATTCACGGATTGCGATGTCATGCGTGCGCAGCATGACGTCCTCTTCCTGACCTTCCAGGGTTTCGTCGTAGTTCTTGGCGGTGCCGGTGAGGCGGTTCACGAGGTGCATCGTGATGGTGCCGCCGGGCTTCGACGTCAGGTCTTCCTTAACCTGAATAATGCTCTGCGCGCCGGTGCCTTCAAATTTCTTGAACCAGTTGCGGTTCACGAGGTCTTTGAAGTAGTCGGCGTCCCAAAGCTGGACTTGGGCATTTGAGGAAACAGCGGTCTCAGACATGTGTGTCTCTCTTAGCTCTCATAGAGGTCGGTGAGAGGCGTGGGGCCTTCGTAGGTGCGCCCCGAGGAACGGGGGGCAACACTCGGCGTCCGCGCCAGCGATTGAGGCGGCGGCGTCGGCGGGCGTCGGGTCGGAACTTGGGGGACCTGCGGGGCGTCTTGCGGGCGCGCCTTCATCGCCTCATCCAACTTCCGCTGGACTTGGTTGTGAATGTACGCATCGATGCCACCGGCTTCGCGCATCTCTGCGATCTGCCGAAGATTGCGGACGGTCTGATAGGCGAACTCTGCCGGGTACGGGTGCGACCGGAGAGCCTTCCACAGATTAGGATCCTGATCAGCCGCAGCCTTGAACTCGTGCTCGGCCTTCAGAAAGTCTTCCTTGTCCGCTACCTTTTCGAGGAGGCGTTCGCGATTGAGATTGAACTTCGTCTCAAAGAGATGCTGATCAATCGCCTCGCGTTCTTTCGCAAGCTTCTCGTCGACGAGGCCTTGCGTCCACTTCTCGACCCATTGGCGATGTCCGACCGGGTTAAGAACCGGATCAGGCATCTCGTCGGAAGGGTTCGGTTGCCGCTGCTGCGGCGCCTGCGCGCCGGGCTGCTGCCCCCGTTCAAGATCACGTTGACGTTCCCACAACCGGCGCGCCTCGGCTTCAATCGCTGCGCGCTGGCGAGCCTCGGCTTCAAGCCGTTGCTCGAGGTCTTTCGCTCGTTCCCGATACTCGCGCGCTTTGGCACGCGTAGCAGTCACGGCAGACTTCAAACCATGCACATTGTCCGGCAACTGGTCGTCTTCATCGTCAGACACGCGGGCCTTGGCCTTGTCGGCCTTGGGCTCGGGGGTCTGCACCTCATCGGCCGGTTCGTCTGCCGGCTGCACTTCGGCGGGCGCTGCGCGCTCTTTCGGAGTGCCTGAAGGTGTGTCCGCATACAGATCCTCGAGAGAGGTGAGTTCTGCTGCGGCGCGTTCTTTGACGTCGTCCACTTGCTGGGGTGATGCGATGCTCATGTCTGCCCTGTCGGCGCCCGATCAATCCCGGCGGCGGAACGCGGTCTCACTCTACTGTTGACGATCGCCCGACATTTCCCGGCGGCGGATACGCACTGCGAGATGCGAAGACCTTACGGGCCTTGCACCAAAGGACTGGCCGGCAGCGGCTGCGGCGCTGGCGGCGAAAACGGATCGATGCCACCGCTCTGCAGGCCGCCCGCGCCATTCGGCATCGGCGGGCCTGGTTGCGGCATGTCTGGCAACGGTTGCAATTGGTCGGGTGATGGTTGCATTCCGGCGCCGGGAGGCGGCCCGAAGCCATCGTCGGGAAAGGACGGTTGCGGCATGCCCGGCATCGGTGCGCCGCCCATAGGCGTCAAGCCTTGACCGGCTGGGATGACGTTCGGCTGCACGATGGTGCCAATCTGTGCATCCATCATGTCGGCTTCGGTCATCGCCTTGATGGTGTCTGCGTTCAACTTGGCGATTTCGGCGTCGATCTTCGCAATTTTCGCCTTCATCTCGTCCATCAGCGCCTTGGACTTCTCTTGCTCGCCCGGATCTTCTGACGCCTTCTCAAGCTCCTCGAGCAGCTTCGTCTTGTCACGAAGGGCAGAGGCCTTGATGTAGACCTGCGGCGGGAACTTGATGCCGGCCTGCGCCAGCTGCACCAGGATCTCGAACTGCTCCTGTGCGACGTTGGCGCTGTCGGGCACATCCTCGAGGATGATGTCCATTTCCATGTCGGCGGGCACATTCTCGTAACCGACGACCTGCTGCAGCTGCTGCTTAATGAACGGATCTTGCGCCTGCTGCACCAGCTGCGCCTTCGCCTCTTCCTCCGGCACGCCGTTGGATATGGCCTGTTTCAGGAGTTTGTCGGCGAGCTTCACCGGCTTATTGAGGCGAACAAAATTGGTGTTCTTGTCATCGTCCGTGACGCGCACCCACTTCGGCGCCGTCCAGTACTGGCGGACCATGGCCCACGTCAGTTTGTAAACGCGGCGCTTGAAATGCTGATGCCGATCAATGAGGCGATAGATTTCAATCTGGCCGCCCTGCTGATCGACGAGCTTTGCCCTTCCGGAGGCGCCACGCTCGCCCTTCCCCGACATGACCGCGTTCGGTCCCATCAGGTCGATTTCGTTGGTGGCGTGCTTCAGCAGTTCCGCCTGCTGGCCGAATTCGGTCGTGTTGCTCAGGACCTCGACTTGGTTTTCGAAGCCGGGGTTGATCTTGACGAAGCCGTCGGCCTTGGCCAGTTCCTCGCGGGCTTTCTCTTCATCCTCGAACGCGCCTTCGACGTACTTGACCTGCCGCACCATGGATTGGTGCAGCATCTTCGAACGACGCTTATTGATCTCGTCCTGCGGGCCGATGAGGGCGCGAACGAACCCATAGCGGTCGTTTTTCCGGTCAACGAACGACGACTGCATGATGAGCGGGCAAAGGCTCTTGCCGTCTGCATCGACGAAAGGCACGTCGCCGCTGTCGAGAACGGCGCCCTTGGTGAAGATGCACCAGCGCCAGGCCTTGCCCTTCAGATAGTACATCTGACAGATGCGCACGCGCGGGCGCTTGCCGTGGATCGACCACTGACGCCAAGACGGGCGATCGTCGTATGTTTTGCCGCGATCGGTGGCGACGGACTGCTCGATGGCGTCGGCGTGGTCTGGCCACTTCGCGACGGCCTCGCTCTTGTCCATCCACACGACCGTGCCGAGGTAGCGCGCGTCTGAGAAGTCTGCGCGACGCGAGTGCGGGTCGTAAAACAGACGGTCCCACGGGATATATTCGGCCTCGATGTCGCCACCGCTGCCCTCTGCATCTGGCACCACGGACAACTCGACGCCGCCGAAGCCTTCGACCAGCATGCTTTCCCACGCATCGGAGAAAATCTGCCGGTACTCGAGCTTGTCGCCGAGGTAGCGCAAGGCGTCCGAGCAGGCGGCCGCAGCGTCTTCATCCTGCTGTGTGCGGGGGTAGCCGCGCGGGTCTGAGCGCTGCGAGGCCTCATAGCCCAGCAGATAGTTCACCTTGGTCTGAATGCGGTTGATGATGATATCGGGCTGCCCGCGCTTCTTGAGCGTCTCGAGCGTGGCCCGGTCCAACTGTTTGTTGTCGTAATAGTCGCGATCGCGTTCGGACAGGCGGCGGGCCGCGGTGGTCGCCTCTTCGCTGTCTTCGAAATAGCCGACGAGCAGGTCAAGATCGTCTTCGTATTCGGGCATGGCGTCGCGCTCGGCGACGGCTCGATCAGCCTTCGCGTAGGTACCCGGTCGCATGGCCATGGTTAGGCGGTCTCATGTTTAAAGGTGTACTCGCGCGCCGCGAGGCGCTTCTCGTCCTCAGCGACCGCCGCGGCGAAGTCAGCCGCGTAAGCAGGGTCTGTTTTCATTCTGTGAGCATGGTTGCCGGGGCCGGCTAGGTGCTTTTGATAGACTTCGTTTTTGCTCCAATCGAAGCCGCCATCTTCAAGCTCGCGCTGCGCGATAACGGCGCGGAGCTCGCATAGAGCCAGAAACACGTCGAACAGATCGCGGCTGCGGTGCCCGCCGCTCATGAGTTTCGCGAACAGTTCGCCAGCTTCCACCCCCGACAGGCTTGCATAATCGGGGCGAACCTCGCCCTGCTCGCTGTATCTCATTTTGTCTTCCATGAGCTATCGGAGCCGCCGCGCGCGCGATCGAAGGCGCGACGCCAACGATCTTCCTTAGCGGCTGCCACTTGGGGACGGTCGGTGTGGTAGACGATGCCGGGGAACAGCTGCGACAACGCCCACACCAGAGCGTCGACGCGGTCGGCTGTGGTGTCCCCCTCGATGCCGAAGGGCGTGAACACCACCATTTGGTCTTCTAGCGTTGCGAACGTGCCGACGTGGCTGACGCGGCCTTGCTCATAGAGAGCCGCGATCGGCTCTGCGCGGGTAACCTTGCCTCGAGAGGCGTGCACCGCTTGAAACGGTACCGTGCGGCGGGCCGAGCGCACCACGGCCTCGACCATGGCGCCGCCTTGGTTCTTTTCGGCAATGATCAGGTCGGCTTGCCACTCGTCAAAAGCATCGATGGCGCGCCGGGCCCAGCCATCGGGGCTCAGATCACACGACACGTCGTCGAGGACATAGCCGCGGCCGTCAACACCAAGGCCAGCGACCACGATGCCAGTCTCGGCGCCCTTGCCATCTTCGCCGGCGCCACCCGCCTCCGCCGCCGGGTCGATCGCGACCACGATGCGGCGCATCTCGGGCAGCTTGTCGTTTTCCCGCTTACGGTGCTTGTCAAGGCTCGCCCGCGTCCATAGCGCGCCAGGCGCGTCGTCGAGCATCTCGGCGTCGAGTTCCTGCCGGCCGAGGCGGGTGCCGGCGTACCGGCTTTCGATCTTGGCCAGGAACTGCGGCGCCAGGTTGCCGCGGTTGTCGTAGGTCGAGCCCTTCGTGACCACGGTGCCAGGGTCGGCGATGACCTCGCGCAGCAGCTTGATCGGGCGCGGCGTCGTCGTGACCAGCTGCCTCGGGTCGTCGCCAAGGCGCAGGCCGAACTGCAGCATATCCCACGCCTGTTGGGCGTAGCGGAACTTCGCGAGCTCATCGACCCATGCCAGATCAAACTGCGGGCCGCGCAGCTGGTCGGGCTCGACGCCATTGAACAGCGTTGCAACAGCGCCGTTCGGCCACGTGAGCCGCCGCTTGGACGGCTCATACGTCGGGCGGAAGTCTCGCGGGTGGACGCTCAGAATGCCGCTGTCGCCTTCGACCATCACGTCGCGGGCGTCGGCGGCGGTCTCAGCGACCAGCGCAATGCGGCTTGCCTTGCCAGGGGCGAGCGGTGTCGGGCCGCAGACCCGGCGACGCACCCATTCGGCGCCGGTGCGTGTCTTGCCGAAGCCGCGGCCGGCCAAGATCATCCATGTGAACCACTGGCCGGCGGGCTCGTGTTGGTTCGGCCGCCCCCAGAAGTCCCAGCGGAAAAGCAGTTCGTTCGCGGTCGCCTCGTCAAGTCCGCTCAGGATCTTCGCCTGTTCCTTGGCGGGCAGAGAGGCGAGCCACTCGGCTAATGATTTGGTCGAGGGCGCCATGGTTGACATTGATGGGGGCTTCCGTGTCGTCGCCCGCGATCAGCTGTGTCGCCTTGCCGTGCGCGCGCTCGATGATGAGTTCACACGCACGAATACGGGCCTGCTCGGACTTGGCGCCCTTGCCGCCGTCGAGGCCGGCGAGCTTTGCCAGCTGCTCTATCGCCTTCGGGCTGTACTGCCGGGCAACGTCTTTGATTTCGACAGAGGCCTTGTTAGGCGTTCCCTTCTGTCGACCGCCACGGCGTTCGCCGGGCTTTGATCCTCGTGCCATGGTTGTGTTTGCTACTTATTGCTGTCTTAGCAGCCACTTACGGGTTCGGCGCTGAAGAGGCGAACGCTGCCTTGGTAACCGGGGTTGATTTCAATCAGCGCCGGGTTGCGGGAGTTGAGTTCCTCGCGCACGGCCTCGACATTGTCGAAAGCGCCGGCGGCGAACAGCAGGCTCAACTTTTCGTTGCTGTCATAGCGTGCGATTTCGAAGTCATAGCCGGGCTGGATCTCGACAGGGCCACCCACCGCGAGCGCTTCCCGCGTCTCCTCGACGTTTGTGAGGGCGCCCTTCGTGAAGATGGCGACAATCTTGCGGCTCATAGTGTTGCCTTCCCTTTTGTTGCTATGTGGAAAGGGCGGCCGCTACTGGCAACGCGTGCGGCCGCCCCTTGGCTTGCGCTTGGAACCCTTGGGGCTATCTCGTCTGTCAACTCGGGGGGACTGCGCGATGCAGCAGGAACGGGCGACCAGCCTGGTGCATGGCAGAGGGACGACGGACGGATGAGGGGCTACGGACCATGCCGACCTCTATTAGGGTGTACGCGCGCACACTCGTTCCGCTGGTCCGGCGGAATTGGTGTTCTCCGGTGACGCCGTCAACGTGTGGTCGGTCGCCCATCTGATGTGCCGTATGGCTTTGGGGGCGCGTGACGCGGCTTTGTCGGTCGTCTCAGATAAGGCGAGCCCGCTTCTTTTCAGCCAGCAGGCAAACTTGTAAGTGCCACTCTTTCCAAGCGGCGTATTGGGTATCCATGCACGGGGCACGGGGACTTTCGGCGATGGCGGCGTCGAGGGCCTGCACTGTGCGCTCTCGGTCGGCGACCATGATCTGCGCGAACCCGGCTTGATGGCAGCCGTGAGACATGGCGGGCTCCGCCAAAGGAGCGGGCCGGACGGCAGACACACCGGCCCTGAGTTGGGGAGGAAACGCCCAAGGAGGGCATGGCACCCGAAGGCGCCGGGCAGTCCGTGACAGACCGTCACGAACTAGCCGTCGGCTTCGGTAAGTGGTTGAGGGCGCAGGGTTGTCACGCCCTGCCGGGCAACCGCTATCGCGGCGTGATAATCGCAACCAGTTCAGCGGCTTAGGGATGCCGGGGCGATTAAGCTCATTGTGCTGAGCTTATTCCAACGACCTAAGCCTGATATGACAGGATATTGGGGTGGGTCGGGGGCAGCCGGCTTTAGGCCGGCCTCTATACGAGCGGCTGCAACAGGAGACACGGTGCCGGGACTGGGGTGGCCGGCAATGCCTTAGGGAGAACGCCGCGCGACAGGGATGCCCCCGCTGCAGGAGTACCGCAGGTTTGAGCGTGCTCGCCCCTGCGGTCTCAGTGCGTCTAGACACAAGGCCTCGGAAGAGATGGCGCCCTTCGGAGGCTGCTACAGGAGGTTAGTCCTGTAATTCAGTCCACCGCCGGCTACCGCCGACAGCAGGTCCCGAGTAGCCGTACACGCCCGTGCTGGCGGGCAGATAGACTTCTCGGGCGGCATTATTCATCTGCTCAACTTCAAGCCAAGCCTCGACGTCCTTGAGCGGCAGCGGGCGCGTTACAGCTTCGCCTGCAGTGGCATCAACTACCTGGTATCTGTGCCTACCCTTACTCGACTCACACACCAGCCGCAGCCCGAGGACGCGCGCCATCGCTGCGCAGATGCCTTGCCGGTTTCGCGGATACTCCGGCACATCAAGAATGTTCTTAAGAGGGGCAGGGTTCGGCCCACGGGGCGGCTTTTGGTCTTCTTCAGCGCGGTAAGGTGCGGCCTTCGCGTAGAATTGCTCGGTCGAGTGCGCCTGCTTATGCTGCTCGCGAGTGAGGCATTCCAGATTGCAGATCCGGTTATCGGTTTTCACGCCGTTCTTGTGGTGCACTTCCCCGTTCGGCCAACGACCGTGGACGTAAAGCCACGCCAGTCTATGTGCACGAAAGCTGCGCCCACTCATGGTGACATAAACGTAGCCACCTGCTCCGACGAACCCAACAGACCGCCCAAACTTGCGGTTAGTAAAAATGCCTGTAGCCGGATCATAGGCTACGCGAGCCGCAGACAAGGCTGTGGCTTCAATCATGGCGCGACCTGATGTGTTTGTGAGGTTTTATGGGCCGGAATGCAAAAAACCCCGAGGGCGCTGCGCCACCGAGGTTTTCATCACACAATTCCGAACCGTTGCAACTTTTTTAAAGCCGACGTGCCGACTTGTCACGCGAAGAATTGAACATTATGTGCGGCAGGCTGACGCACCATCATTCCGCCGCGCGGTCCATATCGTTCGCCGCGCTCTCATCGAGCAGCGCCACCACGTCGCCCGGCATGTGCCAACTGTCGCTGACGACGGCGCGAACATCGTGCACGGCTTCCCAGCATGCGCCGCTATCGTACACGATGCAGACGGGGCGATCTTGGGGCAACTTCTGCAGGCGCTCTATCAGATCCTTCACCGTCATTCCGCACCCTCGCGCGCCTTCCACATCGCTTCAAAGACTTCATGCGCGCGGCGCTCGCCTTCACCTAGCATGAGGCCGTTCGCTTCGTAGTTTTCTAGCACCTTAGCGCCGGCTTTGAGCATGGCAGGCGTCGGCGCGAGGTTGGATAATTGCGACTGAACCCACCACAATACAGCTTTGCTCGTGTCATCGATGGGAACGTCGGGGCTGGCTTGGATGCCGCTGATGGCGATCCTCATTGCCCACGCGTCGCCGACGCCAATCGTGGAGTACATAGGACGGGCCAGATTGGCGAATGGGCCACCCATCGGCAAGCCGTCGTCTCTTTTGATCATGATGCTATTTTCTCCGGTGAAACTGCGCGCACGGTCGCATAGAAAGTCGCGTCATCAAGATCCCACTCGCGCCATTGCTCCAGGCGGTGCGCTCTGATGGCCTGCATAGGGATCGGCTGCCCCATCAACGCACGCGCCTTCCATCTCCTGCGCGACACGCGGCTGCGCTTGCCGCGCTCTATGGACAGCTTTCGCCAATACTCAAGCTGCCGCGGGCCAGGATACAGCGTGTAGGTGCCGTCCGCATTGGGTGGGATGACCGGCTTCGCAGCGGCTATGGCGCGCACAAGCGATACGACGTCAAGCTTTGTCATTTTGCCTTTTCCCCCTCGGAGTGAACATGGAGCCTAATTTGCTGGTCATGCCGGCACCTTTATTCCCATCGCCTGAAGGCGGCCCGCATAGGCTGGATCTTCTTTCACTCGTTTGGCGACCGCCTCGCGGAACTTCCTGCTGTCCCGCAACAGGCTCTGGAAAAGCGACACGCCGGTCGCCGTCAGTGTGAACCTGTATGTGCCCGGCTTGATGCCGGGGCCGGCCGCTGCCTTCGCCTTCCTTATCGCACCCGCGTCGAGCTTGGGCATTTCACACCCACCCGTTGACGATTGCCACGATGGCGCCGATGCCGGCTATCGTGAGGATGAAGGGGAGAATGTCAGTCGTGAAGTGTCTCATTCTGCGGCCCCTATGCGCTTTGCATACGCCGCATCTCTACACACGGACAGTGCGTCTTTGATTGGCAGCCCGTCGGCTCCGAAAACGCGGTGATAGTTTAGACCGTCGAACCGCACGGTCGGCTCTCCGCGCCTGCATTTTGTGCATGTGCTGGTCATGCCTTCTCCTCACTTCGGTGCAGCAGACACCGGCCGAGATGACCGGGCCCTGCCTATGCGCGCGATAACACGGCGCTCGTACTCGGCACTGTCAAAGACGTCGATTTGCATCCGCTGGGCTTGGAGTTCCCGCAGGGCTTCGGCGAGCAGGATCGGCCATATGATGGCGGGCTCGTGCTCGATGTCGCGCCATCCGTGGCGTAGTCGTGTGGAATAGGAACTCTTGCCCAGCAGGAGTTCGTCCATTGTGGATTTCAGCCGGTGGGCGTGGGCCTCGGTTTCCGTCCAGACGAGTTCTAAGACCCTGACGTGATGGTACGGGCTTTCGATGTCAGAGCGGGCGGCGACCAGATGGGGCTTAGTGCTGGTGACAACGCGCACCGGCCAGCCGCCGCGGTTGTCGCCGACGTGGCGGGCGACCCTGCCTTCGTAGCCTATCAGGCAGACAGCAGCATAAGGGGCGCTCCGCTTGGCTTCGGCAAAGCCGTGCGTGCGCGTTATGTCATTCATCCTGCGCCTCATGTGCCGGCAGGAAGCCGAGCGGGTCGGACATCCGATAGATTGGGTTTCCGTCGTGGTCGAGAATACCGATCGGGGCTGGCTCCCTATCGAACACCATGGGGTGCCCGAGCGGCTGAATGGCACGTTCATGCCAATACTCATCGGCGAAGGGCGCCCCACTCCGCCTCGATTGGTCCCACGTTGAACGATGTGGCTTGCTGACGTACCGGCTCACGGGATAGCCCTCCGCAAAGCACGCTCGCACGCGTCAATCCATGCCGTTTTCTGGCCGTAGTCGGCGACCTCAAAAGCGGGGCCAAACAGTCCCGTTGCCATGGCCGCAGACGCGCCGAGAATATGTTCGTCGGTCCAAGGCCCGTCATCGGCGACCATGGAAATGCCTGCCGCTATGTCGCAAACCTCATCCAAGTTTTCCGGGCGGCGGCGCGCGAACGCTTCTGCCATCATCTGCTCGACCTCTTCACTGGTCAGGCGGCGGACACTCATGTCGGCAACCCCAGCGATCGCCGCATATTCACGCGAAGCTCGGACCAATTCAGCCGGCGCAGCTGCCATTCCGGCAGAACCACGCAGATGCGACCGGGCGCATCGAACTCGGACCATCGGAAGGCCTGAAGCCGCTCGACCGGAAACTGATTGTTCACCCCATAGACCAACGCGTCAGCGATCTCCGCCTGATGCGGGCTCTGGCATTCGAAAATCTCGCGCCGGTATGCGTTGCGCTCGAACACCTCAGACAGTGACAGCATCTCTCTTGGCCCTCCTGTTTCGCTCCCGCAGGGCGGCGACGGCCTCACTGGTCCGCTGGGGTGCATTGGCGATCTTGTGAATGGTGTCGATGCCGCGCGCGTAGTCGCGGGCAATGGCCGTGGCGCTCATGTTCGCCATACCGGCCATGGAACGGAGGTGCATCGGGCGAGCCGAAGCGTGCCAATAGAGCACTTGCTGCATGCGGTTCAGGCGCCAGCGATCGGCGGCGGGGCGCTCACCGCGCACCAGAGGCACGCCGCAGAACCAGCGCATCGCCTCTAGGAAGTCGCCGTGGTCTTGCTTCAGGGGCTGCACCGGGCGCTCAATGGCCCACGCTTCATCGGCGGCAAGAGCCTCTGAAAGGGTTTGGCTGGCCATTTCCGCCAGGAAACGAGACATCGGCATCGTATCTCGGCTCAAGTCCTGCCCGTAGCCGCACCAGAGCAACGCACGCATGAGCCGGCCCTCGGCCATTTCGCGGGTGACGTGGCCGGATGGGGCATAGACGATACGGGCCGGGTCGAGCCACCACGTCGCGCGGGCGATGCGCTCATCGCGCGGACGGTTGCGGGCGCTCTCTCGGTCGGCTTCCATCTCGGCAGCTGCGGCCGCCGCATCGAATGCAACCGTGCCGATAGAGACCATGCGGGGCTCGGTTGCAATTGCTGCAACCGTCGGCAGCGGGTCGGGCAGCTGATCCGGCCAAGCGCCAATCGGTTGCCAGGCGGTGGGCTCAGGGCCCCAGCCGCGCCTTTGCAACCATTGATCCGAGACCTCTGCAACCTCGCCGTTCGGCTTGTCGCGCCAGGTTCTTTGTTGCCGCGGCGGCAGCCACTCGACGACGCCATCGCGGACGGTTGCCCAGCGGCGGGGCTTGGCTTCCATCAACACGGCCTCGAAGGGCTCCACCCATCCCCAACGCACGCGGACGCGATGGCGCAACCGGCGCATGCTGTGGATGGGGTACCAGTGGCTCATGCGGTTTCCTTCAAGCGGCGCCGGTACGTCAGGCGACCGCGGCCGGTCGGGCTTTTTTCCATGTCAAGCTCCCCGCGGAGCACGAGCCCCGCGAGGGAAACGTGCATCATGTCGTCGGTGCGCCAGCCCATTCGCTCGCGAAGTTCGGAATGACGAGGAAAGCGCTTCTTGGTGCGCAGAAAGTCGTCGATGAAGGCAAGCACCATCAGCTGCCGAGGCGTGAGAGCGTTTCCCTTCACCGGGGGCATCAGGCGCACTCCTCGATGGCGCGCTCCAGTTGAGCGATGGCAAGGTCGAGGTTGTCAGCTTCGCAGTCCTCCTCAAGGGCGACCTCGAGCAGGTAGCCGACGGCGCGTCCCTGAGAGGTATCCGTCAGACCGAACGCTGCGATAATGGTGGGCGGCGAATGCCATTCGACGGCGCCGGGGTTCGCTTCCGGCCAGACGAGATTGCTTTCGTCGTCCTCGATGTAGCGCATCAGGTACCACATCGCCTTTTGGCAATCGGTCTTGCGGTTCTCTGTCTTCCGCCCTGCGCGCAACAAATACTTCAAGACGTTACCGAGGTGGAAACTGACGCCAAACCCATAGTGTTCGATAACGTCGATGGCTTCGATGCCGGCTTCGGTGATGTAGTGCGGCGGGTGCTCCACCATGTCGACTTCTGCGACTTCCATTGCGTTCTCCTGTTGCTGGTGGGTACGCACTTACGGACTGACGCAGATACGTGAAGGTTATTTCGGCTTTCCCTTCTTTCGTCTGACCGCTGCGCCTTGGCGCTTCTTGCGCTGCGCGGCGTCGAGGTGCTTGGGATCTCGGCGGAGGCCTTTCTTTTCGTCCCAGACGTAGCCGGGGAGGTTTATTTTGCGCGTCACTCGGCGGCCTCCATCCACTTCCGCCGGCGCCACGCCAGCCGGCTTGCCGCCGAGTAGCGCAGCACGTCTTTCGGCGCCGTATCCTTGCAAAGCTGACAGACCTTCGAGCGCGCGCGGTTCGGCAGGCGGGGGAAAAGCACCTCCGCCCGCTCACGGCCGCATGTGGAACATTTGCGATGTTTCACGTTTCCGAAGGTCCGTGCCACGGTGTCAGGCCTTCCCGCTGAAGCCGGGGATCTGCGATTGCAAGGCGCTAATTTCGGACTCGAGTTGATCGATGCGGTTGCGACCTTCCTCGCGCTCAGTGGTCAGACGTTCCACAGCTTCCTCAAGCCGAGAAACCTGCTTTTCAAGCGAGCCAACCTGGCCACTGAGATCATTGATCTCGTCTTCCGCGCCATCGAGGTCACCGCGCAACTCTTCGACTTCATCGATCGTAGCGGAAACTTGGCCGCTCTCCGGCAGCAGCCGGCTATCGAACAGCCGCGTCAGGCGCTCCAGCGCTTCGATGTGCCGCTCGGCCTTCATCAGCGTCTGAATATTCCGCAGTTCACAGACGGGATTATCGTTTGAGGCATAGGGGATCGACTTAACGTAGCGCTTGAGGGCTTCGAGCGCTTTGGTTGGGACGGCGGCGGCTTGTGTCATGGGTGTCTCCTGTTGGCTTAGAGGCGGGTCGGCATGATCAGATGCGTCTGCTCGGGTGCGCTCGCGGAACGCCACAACGTGGGGGACATGCCCCCGGAATGGATGAGGTTCACTTCCGCGTCTTCCGGCCAGACGCGCAGCATGTCGGCGAGGTAGCGATGCACGACACCGACATCAAAATCGGTGCCGTTGACCTCCGCCTCGACCACTTCGCGGCCGGTTTCGGCGCCAGCGCGGCCGGCATCGAGGTTGATTGCCCCATCGCCGCGGCTCAGACGCACCGCAGGGGCCGTTTTCTCGGTGATGGTGGCAAAGACCACCACGGCGCGCTCAAGGGCTTCTGTGAGCGCGTGAGGGCGAACGGTGGCCGCTTTGACCTCGGTGCGCGGGATGAGCCGCCAAAAGTCCGGGTACTGCGTATCGATGAGGGCCGTGACAAACCGGGTCGAACCGACTGCAACCTCGATGTTCGCGTCGGTTGCAGCGACTGCAACCGTCTCGGCTCCTGCAACCGTGTCGAGGAGCACTTTGCAACCTTCGGCCGGGATGCAGATCGGGGGCAGCTTGTCGCCACCGGCGGGCAAGGGGGCTTGATACAGGGCGAGCCGGTGTCCGTCCGTCGATACGAAGTCGAGGTGGCGCCCGTCGCCATTCGGTTGCACGCCGACGCCCTTGCAGAACGAACGGCTGTCGTTTGCGTTGGTCGCGTACAGCACGGCGCGCAGGGCGTCGCGCAGCACTTGGCCGTCGATCTCGATGCGCACGGCCGTTTCCGGCATCGTGCGGGGAACGGGGAAGTCGGCGGCTGGTAGCGAGCGCAGCGAATAGCGGGCCCGTGAGGCGCGCACCTCGGCAACCTCGCCCGTCATCTGCAGTTCGCAGTCGCCGCCCTTGGGCAGCCGCTTAACGATGCCGAGCAGCACTTCGCCGGGCAGCGCGGCAGCACCTGGTACCTCGACTTGCGCCGGGAACGAGGCCTCGATCTCGCGCTCGAGGTTGTTCGCGCGCACGGTTACCCGGTTATCCGACGCCGTGACGTGGATGTGGCTCAGGATGGGGATCGTCGACGGCTTGACCGCGCCGCGCACGGCATCAAGTGCGGCGGCGAATTGCGCATTCTCGGCGTTAAAGTGCATTGCGGTGCTCCCCCAGGATTGCCTTCACTTGGTCGACATCGATGCTGTAGCGCTTGGCGAGGCTGTTGACAGACCAGCCGTATTGCTTGCGCAGCCGCCGCATTTCCTTGGCCTTGTCCGGGTAGTCTGGGGCGACGCGGGTGTCTCTATTGGCGGTCATGTGCTGGCGTCCATCTCGTGAAGAGCACCCAAGAGCGCATGGCCAAGCGGTATCCAGCCGGAGGATGACCCGTCCTCCTCACTGTTTTCCGTGGCACCATCGTGCTCAGCTTCGAAGCCGTATTCCTCAGCATCGACCTCTATGGGGTCTGTGCCCTCCGAAGCTTCTTCGCAGCCCGCATAGAGCGTGTCTGTGTCCGACCAGTCTTCATCGTCCCAGCCTGAGTTCATGTGAGCCCACACGGGGATCTGCAGCCCCATGCGTTCGCACATGAACTCGAACACCGTCTTGCTGCCCTTGCGGATATTGCAGTCGGCGCAGCAGGCGATGATATTGCTGTCATCGTTGGTCCCGCCGCGCGACAGCGGCTGCATGTGGTCGAAGTGCGTGCGCGCACCGTATTCGTTCGCGACGGACAGCGGGATTTCGCAATAGGGGCACTTGCCATTCGTTCGCAGCACCGCCCGCATCTTGGCGGGAAAGCTCAGGGGCTCGCGCTTGATCTTGCTCATGCCACAGGCTCATAGGTTGCGAGGACGGGGTTGAACCGCATCTGCACGACACCGGGCCGGCCCATGACGGCATGGCGCTTGGACTTCGCCACCTTCACGTAGGTTTCGGGGCGGTCTTTGTCGGGGCGCAGCACAATGATCCCGTGGTCGGCTTTGTTGTTCCAGGTGGCGCCACCGGCCATGTTGTAGAGCGACCAATCGTCGATTTCTGGGATCTGTCCGCCCTGTTTGTCGGGGTGCGAGACGATGATCAGTAGGATCTGGTAGCGGCGCGCCATGCGCTTGAGCCGGCGGATGGCGTCGTTGAGGTATTGCGCTTCCGTCTGTCCCCGGGAGAACACGTGCTCGAGTTCATTCCACGGGTCGATGAGCACCCACCGCGCGCCGTGTCTGGCGACCGCCTCCTCGATGTTGGCATCAAGCCAGGACACGTCGCGGGTGACGTCCTCAAGATCCTCGTTCGGCGGGATCGTGCGGAACATGGCGTCGATCCACTGCGACGCTTCCCTGCGATCGGCGTCCGTCCAATCCTGCTGCTGCGTGCCTTTGCACCGGCCAAGCCAGTAGCGCGCGAGATCCTCGCGGTTGCGCTCTACGTCGTCCTCGAACTGCAGGATTGCGCCAGGCCAGCCGTGATCGAAGGCGAGGTTGCACCCCAGCGCTGTTGCGAACTGGCTCTTGCCGTGGTTCGGCGGCCCCGTGATGATCATCAATTCTGGCCGCACGATCTTGAGATGCTTTTCGAGGTTGATCCATCCGCAGCTGACCGCGATGCGCTTGGTTGCAGGGATGTCTGAGAATTTGACCAGCCGCGAAGGCACGATCGGGCGCGCATCGGCCACGATATCGGCCAGCATCTCGCAGCCCTTGTCCTGGCCGTACTTTTGCAGGACGTCGTTCGCATCCTTGCAGCCATCGGGGTACTCGACGTACCAGCACCGCGTGCGGCCCAGGCGGATTGCCAATTCCTCGCGCAGCGCGCGCCCCGCCTTATCGTTGTCCGTGGCGAGAATGATCATCTTGGCGGTTGCGAGCCCGCCCTTGGCCTGCCAGCGATCGCCCTTCAACTCCCAGAGGTACTGAAAGCGGTTGTCGGTCTCGGGATCGATGACCTTCTCGTCACCGATGCGGTCAACGGCGCCGTTCGGTACGGACCCGACGATCGTCATGCCCGCCAGTTTGAACGACGCGGCATCGAACTGACCTTCCGTGATGATCCGAGGTGTTTCCGGCGAGCCCTCCCGCGTGAGCTCGTCCTCGTTCCAAAAGGACAGTGCGATCCCGGCTTCCTTCAGCGTCCTCCCGTCGGGTGCGTAGCACCGGAACGTCTTGCCCGGCGTTCCGTCCTCGCGCGTTTCCTCGATGCGGACCTGCCGCCACAGCAGCTTCCCCTGGCGGCGATACTCGAACACCAGGTTCCTGCCGCGCGACACGATCCCCATCTCCGCTGCGATCTCGCACGGGATCTTGCGCTCGTCCTCGAGCCACTGCGCGTGGGCTTCGCTGAGATGAAGTTCGACCTTGTCGAGCATTCCGTTCGCCTTCGTCGTAGAACCGAGCCTTGAACCACCCGCAATGCCAGCACGTGAACCGGACGCCTCTGCCGTCAATGTTCACCGAAAGGCATTTCTTGCGTTGGCCGTGGATTGATCTGGACGCTGAACACTGCGGGCATGTGCTGACGTTTTTGCCGTGTTTCGGATCCCAGATCGTCACGCGCTCCTGGGATAGGATTTCGGAGAGGGTGATCATGGATCCCAACTCCCGGCGGCTTTCAGCTGGTCGAGATAGGCCTGCCGCCCTTCGTCCGTGTCGGGGTGGACTGCGAACACCGGCGGCACGTCGGGCTGCTGGCGCTTCGGGATTTTGTGAAAGCCGTTGCCCCACCACGTGCGCCAGGAGGCGGCCCAGTCCTTGCTGACGGTCCCCTTGGCCGAGTGGTAGTCGCGGAACTTCTCGGCCTGCTCGGCGATCTGCGCGTCGCGAGCGGCGTAGCGCTGGCGCACCCACACGACCTGCTCTGAGGCAGGGCGCCAGTCCGGGTCGATCATGGTCCCGACCTTGGGGGGGCGAGATGCGCGGGGCTTCTTGGCCGGGGTCGGCTCAGGGGCGGGAAGGGGTGCCGGCGCAGTGTCTGGTGCCGAGCCAGCCGCTAAGGGGGTAGGGGGTATATTATTATTATTTTCTTTTACCAGTTCCTGTCTGACACCCGTGTCAACGTTAACACCCGTGTCAACGTTAACACCCGTGTCAACGTTAGAGGGTCTGACGTTGACACCCGTGTCAACCTTATGATGTCTAACGTTGACATCCGCCTTAACGTTGACACCCGCGTCAACGTTAACACCCGCGTCAACGTTAGCGCCCGCGTCAACGTTGACACCCGTGTCAACGTAAGACGTCTGTTCCCCGCGTGGGAAAGCGCGCTTCGGCTCCTTGCGGATGGTGCTCACCCACTTGGCGATTTCCGATTGCAGGTCTTCTAGTGATGGCTTGGTAACAGCGTAGTGGGCCATCGCTCGGCGCCCTTTTTCTGGCGCGCGCCGGTCCTGCACAAGGTACTTGAACTCAATCAGTTCGCTGATCGTGGAAGCGATTGTCGCCTCGGTGTATTGCCTTTCATGGCCGGCGCTGTCGTAGTTGACGATATCCGCAGCGAGGCGTGCCCGACCGGGGTAGGCCATGCCCGTGTTCGCGTTCGTATACTCGACGATCTGCGCAAGAACGAGCCGGTGGCGAGGCTCCAGGCGCGGATCCTTGATGCAATTCACCAGCGCCTGCAGGTGGCACAGGTAGATGCCCCGTAGGAGGCTTTCCTCGACGATCTGATCAAAGCTGGCGCGGTTGTGTCCGATCATCACGCGCTCCACAGCCTGTAACGGTTGATGATGCGCTGCGCGCGCTGGGTGCTGATCAGGTGCCAGCCGTAAGCCCAGGTAATTGCGCGCTTGGAAACGGTGCGCGCGAACACCTTAATTGGCGTCTTTGACTTGCATCCGCCGCTGGTATCTGCTACAAGCATGTTGCACCAAATGTAGAGGTCTCTGTCGGGGTGGCACCCAATGAGACTGTGAATTCTCTGCTCAGATCCGAAGGCCTCGCTTGTGGCAGAGCGAGGCCTTCACGCTTTTCGAAACAGCGTTGCGCGGTATCGGGCATGCAGCCATCGCGCCCCGGCCGAGACCGCAAGCCCGGCAATTGCCAGCCAAAACAGCATGCGCAGGTCGTTGGCGCCGGTTTCCCCGATGAAGAACTGCACGCCCTTCACGAAGGCGAACACGTAGAGCAGCGCCGCGGCCGTGACGCCGATGTCGTAGGCGACCTTTGTTGTCGGGTTCATGGCTTCCCCCTTCCCCTCGTAGCCTCAGAACGAAGCGCAGGTTCGCTGCGCTTGGGTCTAGGGCTGGCGGGAGAGGCCGGTTGGCGCTCTCCCTGCAAAGTCTTCAGTCCCGCAGGTCACTCGTCTGTGGCGCGCGCTCTGGATCCGCTCCAGGCCCCTCGGCTACGGCGCTACCCCCTCGATAAGCCCCACATCAGTCCGTGCGCAGAACACCCACTGCAGACGTCAGCCAGACAAGGCCCAGATTGCGCCTCGCCTGCAGTGGCCGTCAGGCTGCGGCAGCTTCTGAAACCCCCGTAATACGAATGCACTTGCCTACGCGCTCACGCTGGCAGACAGCCTGGAAAGGCGTCGAGCGCAGCCAACGGTTGACCGTCCACTTCTCGACGCCCCATGCCTGCGCGAGGACTTTCTCGGCAGGGATGACGCCGACAGTCGCCAGCACCCGCTTGATGTCCGAGAGGGCCGCAGCCCGGCGCTCGGATGCAGAAGGGATCGACGACAGGGGCCGGAACTTCAGGACAGCAGGAGCGGGCGGCGGCAGCGGGCCGTCATCCTTGTCCGGCGCCTTGGTTGCAGTCTCAGTTGCAGGCGCTGCAACCGTTTCGACGACTGCAACCGATGGGACGGAGACGGTTGCAGCGTGGGTTGCAATCTCGATCTCGGTTGCAGGCACGGGCACCGCCGCGCGCATCAGTGCAACCGCTGCGTAGGGGGCCAGACCTGAACCGATCTCGAGGAGACCAACGAACAGCAGCATGAGCAGCGTCTGCACCATCGCGACGTCGATGCTCGACAACCGCGAGAGGGCCTGCGCCTGCGGGTCGGCTTCGACTGCGCCACCCAAGCCCCCCAGCTTATCCGTGAGGGCGTCTAGGCGGTGCTGCAGGGCTCCGGTCTCCTTTGCCGAACCAAGTTCGGCGGCGAGACGCTGATACCCGGCACAAAACTCGCGGGAAGCGGGGGCCGTGGCATCCGCGCAGGCGTTGGTCGCCGTCCAAATGCGGTTGAGCCGCTGGCCCGCCATATCCGCTTCGATGGAAGCGGCGGCGCGGTGCTGAGGTATCCAGGCGATTTGCTGCTTGAGCCGCTTCTGCTCGTCGCGCAGATCGCTGTAGTTGGTTGAGGCGACTTCGCGCTTCGCGGTAACCTCTGTCCGGTTGAGCGAGAGATGGCCGACGGCGCCGGCGAGGGCGAACGCAGTGGTCACAGCCCACACGGCGAGCGCCGCGGCGAAGTGCGACCGCGCCTTGGTACGCCATGCCGCAAAGACCATGAACGGCGCCAGCGCCTTCAAGCCATCCGCGCACACGGCTGCGAGACCATAAACCTGCCCGTCCGACTCAGTGCGGCCGAGCGAGAAACCAAATCGATAGTTCAGTGTGGCAGAGATGCCACAAAGCGCTAGAGCCGCGCCGATCGCGAGCCCCGCGCCGATCATCTGGCCCGACAAGCGGCTGCCAGAGGGCGGTGCTGTACCCATAGTGTTCCTCTGTTGGTGGATACGCACACGCTGCTGAATTCCCGAACTCAGACATGGCTGCTACTCTCCGGACCGGGCGCGGCAGCCCACGTGCGCCCTTGATCACTCGAAACCCAAACCCTCTCTCCAGGAGCATTGCGCATGACGGCCCAATCCGAAGACGACCCGCCGCGCCCCTCTGGTATGGCGGTGGTGGACACGCCGCTTTCGCCAGAAGTTTTTGCGGACCTCGCAGCCGGCTTTTTCTTTCGCAATGGCGTCGTTTCCATCACATTCACTTCCGCTCTGCTACGCACACTGACGACCTAACCGGCCATCGACATCGGCGACCTAGACCCAAAATCGATTGGGCCATCGGCAACGAAATCAGCCCGCTCAAGCCGAACGCCGCGCGCCTGCGCTAATCGGAGAAGTGCGTCGTGATGCACGCGCGGGATAAAGCCGTGCCGCGCATCGCCATCAGCCCGTCGCCAGCGGTAAACCGTGCTCTGCGAGATGCGCAGCGCGCGCGCGACCGGAATGTCCCCCCCAAGCGCGGCGAGGATGGAGGCTGCAGGCTCAGCGTATGTCGGCTTGCTTGACATGCGCATAATTATGCGGTCAACGCACTATGCGTCAACAAAATTCGAATGTGCATAATACGATTTATGGGTTGCCAGTGGAACCACAGGGCCGAATTATGCGCTGGATGGTACGGGCCCTCGTCATTGCATGCCCAACCCGCGCGTAGCATAGGGATGCGACCGCTGCGGTGAGGCTCGCATGACAGACCCGAACATTGAATGGCTGCGCGACAGTCTGCGAACGACGAAAGTCAGGCAGGCCGCATTGGCCGATCACTTGGGTGTCAACCAGTCCGCGATCAGCAATATGCTGACTGGTAGGCGCAAGATAAAGCCCTCGGAAATCCCGAGGATCGCTGCGTTCTTGGGCGTCTCACCGCCGTCCGGGCCGAGAGCAGCTTTGCGCCCGATCAAAGACGGATTGCGAAGAGTGACCGGATTGTCTGCTATCGACGAGAGCTTGACAACCCCAATCCGTTCTCTTTTTGTACCAGTCGTTGGATATGCGGCTGAAGGCGTTTGGTTAGAGGAGTCTGCTGTGACCGCTCTTAAGCCATTGTCACTGCCGATAGCGCACGTGCCAGAGTATTTGCAGGAAGACCACTATTTTGTTCAGCTTAAGCCACTTGATAGCGGCGCACTGCTTACGTTCTATCTATGTATCGACATCGGTAAACACGGCAGCCCGTTGGATGAGGGGGACCGCGTGCACATCGAGATCAGACGCCAAAACCTGGTGCAGTGGGCGGTCCGCGTCCTGCGACGGCACCCCGACGGGCTATACGCTCATGTGATTGAGGAGGACACCTCGATCCAGTCTGCGCCGCTCCCGCTCAGCGCTGTTGTCACGAAGGGTATCGTCATCGGGAAGCTGGTCTACTTCAGATAGAGCACCGCCGAAGCGTGCGGCGTATTTCCACAGCCTCCTGCCATTATGCGACCCAAATCGAATAAAAAATCGGATAGGCCTATTGCGCCGAGCGCATAATTATGCGATACCTTGATCCACACGGTGAGATCAAGGGACTTCGGGCGATGACTTACATACTCGTGAATTGGAACTTGAGCGACGCCGACCAGACGCAGATCGAGGTCGACGTCGAAGCTGACCGCGACAACAACTGCGAAGTCACAGGCATTCGCGTCATCGACGACGGCAAGTGGCGCGATGTCTCCGACCTCCACTTCGTCGCCATCCACGACAAGCTCATCAACAATCACGACTTCTGGGACCGGGTCTTTGAAGACTTGCCCTGTGCCCGCGAGAGCGAGCGCGAGCATTACCGCGACCTGATGCGGGAGTATGCGTAATGGCCCCGACCCTCAATCTCGAGGCCTCCGGCCTCTGGCGCGCCAGCTACGCTGGCCGCGTGTTCTGGTCCGAATTTCGGACGCCCGCCGTCCTTTGGCTGACCATCCAGGGGGCGTTCCAATGATCCACCAATCCAAATCCCTGGCCGCCCAAGGGCGCGCTCTTGCCTCTCTCTCGGGCGCAGGCGGCCAGGAATGCGGGGCGGCGAGGAGCGAGACCCCCCTGGTCGCGCTCCTCGCCATCGCAGGAGGCAGCCTGTTTCTGTCCGTTGGCGCCGTGCTCGCCGCCATCCTGCTCTACTTCGCGCTCGCCGCGACCGTCGGGAGATAAGGCCATGTCAGATGATGCCCAGCCGCTCGGCGCACTTGCCGTCGCGGTGCTTGAGAAGTGCTGTGCGGCGCGGGAAGCCCGCCAACCGTCCCCCTACACCCTGCAGCGACGCAGCGTCGAGGCCGTGCAGGCGCGGCGCGCCATCAGCAAGGCGGTCAACGATCTGGTCGCTGCGCGCGACCACGCCACCGCCGCACAATTCCTCCGCGAAAAACTTGAGCAGATCGAGGCCCGGTCATGAACCAGCACGCACACCCCATACATGCTGACCAGCCCGTCGCAGGCTGGTACCGCAAGCGCCTGCACAAGAATGGGCCGTGGGTGCCCGTCTATATCTCGCCGCTGCGCCCTGGCGACAAGGAAATGCAAGCCATCGTTGGCGATGGCAAGGGCGGAAAGACGCAGGTTGGGGCCGTCGAAGTCTGGACGTGGGTTGCGAGCAACCCGGTCGACAAGAAAGAGGCGCGCTTTGCCTTTGATAACGGGCATTGGCCCGGCGACATCGGCATCGGCGACAACTCCGGCAACCTGTCCATTCTCGACGAAATCAGCGATGCCATCGAGCAGGCGCATGATTTTCTGGTGAAGACGACTAAGATCGAAACCAAGGTCGAAGCGGACAAGGCGGCGAACTACCGGAAGCTTCTCACCGATCTGAAGTCGAAGGCGGACACCGCGCGCAAGGAAGAGAAGGCACCACACCTTGAGAAGTGTCGCGAGATCGACGGCCGATATAACCCCATCATTGGCAATGCCGACGATGTGTCCGCGGGTCTGCGCAAGCACCTTACGGCCTATCTCGCCGCTGAAGACGCCAAGGCGCGCGCCGCGGCAAAGGCTGCAGAGGATGCCGCACGGGCAGCCCTGAAGG